TCCATGTTAGCAGATGGAGCGGGTGAGCGGACATCGGGTTGGGCAATTTGTCAGAATTTTTTTATGGGACATAATCGGTCGCGGTGGCCGGCAGACCGCTCAACCTGACCCCCTCCCCCCCTGTCTGAGGCAAAAATTTGTATGTGATTTCTGACAAAAGATAAAATATATTATGTTTTACTAGTTTTTATGCATAGTATGACGCTATTCATTGCGTAAAATAGTGATTATGTCTAATTGTACTTGCCAAATACCTTATTGATAATTCATTCTCATTATGCCACACCGATTCATTTCATGCCTACAAAGAGACCAAGAGAATATCAGAAAGCAGAGAATCTTCCGGCTAATCTGAAGACCGAAGAAGTGTGTCCAGCAGTATTCACTGGCCAACAGCTTTACGATAAGCGACCAAAGGACTACGCCAAAGTAGTTACGATGTTGGCACAGGGTGCAACGATTACATCGATCACAAAGACCTGTAAGGTTTCAGCCCACACTGTTGCTGTTGTCAGATCAAGGGAACAGGAAGCCCTGAAGGACTCTAAAAAGCATTTGAGAGGCTTAATTGGCACTGCGACTCATCTTGCCGTAGAAAAGCTCATAACGAAGCTACAAGACGATGAGATACCAAACGGAGTCCTGCCAATCGCCACAGGCATCCTGATAGACAAGCATCGCCAGTACGAAGGCGAGCCGACTCAAACCATCGAGGTAAAGAAATCTTTGAGCCTGGACGAGATCCGAGCCGAGCTTGCCAACCTTAAAGATGAGAAGGTAGTCGATGCTGAGGTTTCGGATGTAGAGACATCCGCCTGACCTGCAATCCTTGGATTGCCAGCTTGGCAGGTTGGCTGTGTCAGATATGTTATCCGAGTGTGGGCTTTTGCGAGCACAGAGTTCTTACCTGTTATTCTTTTATGCGAGTAAGTAGCTCTCCCGATCAAATCATTAAACCTGTAAATCCGACTAGTGATTCGCCTATAGGCTGTGCAAAGGTAGTAGGTTGCTCTGCTAAAGGAGCAACTACTACTTACAGCCCAACCAACTACTACTAGTGCACTCGTTTTATATAAGGGGTGTGCACTAGTAGTTTTGAGACAGAGTTGAGACATCATTTATCGTCATAAGAGTAAATGTTTTGCTTACCCTTTTCAGTCTTTAATACACTAATAGATTTGGTCTTTTTAATAAGATTTCGGACAGCAGTTTGGCTTAAATTTTCGTTTATTTTTTCATTAAGCTTTTCTCTTAATACCTCGAGACCCAAAATCGAATTAGGTTTAAGTAGTTCGATCAGAGCGGTGGAAAGTTTATCCTGTCTTTCCTTATTTTCTTTCGTCTGCCCTGGCTTTCTTAGTTTAGGTTCCATGTCGGGCTTGTGGATAAAGTTCGGCCAAGAAAATTCTACCACTTGGGGGGAGGGAGTCGGAAAGTCTCGGAGGGTGGCCTCGAGTACCAGGTGATCCTCTTCTTCGTGGGGAGTCAGGGTAAGGATGGCATCGGGGTCTCTGGCAAACACGCCTGACCCTGATGCCCGGTCGATATGGTCCGTGTCAGACTTGTTTCCTTTGGAGAAGTGGTGGGCATAGACGAATGAGCAGTCGAGTCTTTCGGAGAACTTCTCCATTCGGTTGACTATTTCCCCGATAGCACCGGCATCGTTCTCATCGGCTCCAGTGGCGAGCTTATAGAAGGGATCGACAATTACGAGGTCAGGGCGGTGGTCTTCTAAGTCTTCTATGTGGTGGACGAGGTCTTCAAGGGTACGGGACTGGCCTCGTAGGGAGCAGTACATAAAGTTTTGATTCTTGGGGTCATACTGGTCATTCGCATTGACCATCTCGGCTATTCGGCGGGCGGCAATGCGTTTTTTAAGTTCAAAGTCGAGGTAGATTACCTTGGAGGTGGCTGTGCGGTGGCCTAACCAGGTGGACCCATTGGCGGCGGCTAGGCCGAGGTGAAGGAGGGATAGGGTTTTACCGGCTTTGGATGAGCCTGAGATGATCATCTTGGAGCCTTTATGGAGGACACCTTCGATGACCTGCTTGGGCATGGGATCGGTGTTATGGGTCATCATCTGCTCGAGGGATAGGAACTTGGGTGGAGGTAGCGGATCATCGATTGCTATGGAATAGGCAGTGGGCGGTGAATCCTGTTCGGAATGGGTTGGGTAATCGATCTTGCCTTTGGAGGCGAGGTATCGGTCCACCTCATCCACATCGGCGAGCACTTCGGGTGTTAGGTAGTCTTCTCTTCTGGCCATGTTATGTTGTTATTTATGTTTTGTTTTAATTAATATGATAATATCGGGTTTAAAGGTATCGGGATCGCGGACGATCAGGACGGACTTCTCCTCATCCATCTGATCGGCAAAATGGCAGGCTTCCATTACGGGAACGCCTAGATTAATAAATCGTCGTGCGATCATTTTTTTGAGGAAGAACTTGTGGATCATTCAATCCTTCCAAAAGATGATCGGCTGGGCGGCTGGCAGGCTGGCCTCTTTGCGACGGGTTCCCCAGGGTAGCCGGCAAAGTTGGTTCATAAGTTTAAATCGTGGATCTCCACCGAGTTTTTGGGATAGCTCGAGGAATGCCTTCTTATTGCCGGGAGTCCATTTGAACCAGGCGTGGAGGGACTTACCTCCTGAGTTTACGATCATCTTGAGTTCGGCCTCATTCTCGAGTCGCTTGATTAAGCCAAGCTGTTGCTCGAAGGTCAGGGATGGATCATCTGTTTCGTGGAGCAGATATTTCCGTCCGAGCACCTGAGATTCTGATCGGTTGGTCGCTTCGGCGGGGAAAGTGTTATAGGTGATGAACTGGTATTGGGAGAGATCGTAAGCGATCCAATCGGATGCGGATAGTAGCCTGCCCTTCTCAGCCACCTGACGCTGTATAAATATATACTCGGATGGATCGAATAGTTTGCTGACCGCCTCACCGGCATTCATTGGAATGGGGTCTGATTTTATTGTGTATTTCTCGAACAGCCCTGCTTCGCCTAGATTCTGTTCCTTCAGGGATGGATCGGGCTGAGTGACCTTGATCGGGTTGGAGGGTATGTGAGGATTCTGATGTCGGTCGTAGGCTCCCTTAACAGCGTTCCTGACCTCGGAAGGTTGGTTGGGTCGATGGGATACATTTCGGAGGATATGCTCGACTGCCCGTTCCGCCTCACTCGCATCATCGATATGCCTGGTCACTACGAGGGCGAGTCGCAGGATGATATCATGGTGAGACAGTGTACCTGCTGGCAGATTCTCGAGGCATCTGCGAAGATCTCCTTTGAGGGTGGCCATTATTCTTCTGCGAGTATTCGGGCGATCTGCTCAGTGATTTTCATCATCGCCCCTCGTTCAATCTTGGAGATGGTTTCACGGGCAACGCCTGCTTTTCGTGCGATTTCATCCTGAGTAAATCCATCATGATCGGATGGGACCGAGCGAAGCATTTGTTTGAGCCTCGCATCGGTCGCCATCTTACGGACGGAGTTATTCTGTCGCCTCTCCTTCATGTTAAAGACATTTCCATTTGATCAGGTAGTTTCTCTTCCCCCGCCTGAATGCGAAAATATCGATACAGGGTATCTGTCATCTTGGGTCCACGAAACCAACCCGTCCCATCACATGACTCTACCCCCAACTCTTTACACCTCAGAAGATTTTTGAGAGTATTGATTGCCCCTACATGGACTCTTTCAAATGCATCTGTCCACATAGTTAAGTTGCGTAATTTCCACTCCATTGTACCTCCAATAAATACTACATCAGCTTCGGTTGGGACATCGGCGGGAGTCATTCCATCCTGTACGCAGAAAGACCAAGGAAGATCATATGATTGTACGAGTATTGGATACCACTTATCCCACATCCTTTTCGTCTCATCAGCATCTCCTACTTCATCGGGCACATTGACAAAACGAGGTTTCAGAATGGTTTCGTTATAGTAATCAAGCATCTTTAGGAAATCATGTTCGTTCCATTTTTTACCTGATGACCAAACTGCAAACCTTCCGTTATCTATCGCATAAGGTATCCAAGGCACAGGTTCTCTTACTGCTGACTCAGGAGTAAACAACCAACCAACAGGATAACCTTGACCCGCCCAATAGTGGACAATGCCTTTTGCGTTATTTGACGGCATTACAATCATTTTGAAATACCTGGATCAAAATCAGGGAACTCTATGTTTTCGATTGCTTCTTCTAATGTCGGAAAGATGTGATCAGCATGGTAGCGTATCCAAGGGCTGTAAGAATTTGTAACAACGATGACCTGCTTGCGAAGACTCCATGCAAAGTATATTTCCATCGCAGTGCCATATGAAGGATGATCGCACTTAGCTAGAATAGTATCGCAGTACATAATGCTCTTCTTATCACCCTCTACAATCTGCTTGGGTATTCCTGCAATTGTCTCCCTGCCCCGGTAATCTGCATCTGTAGGTTTCATGCACATTACATTCTTCTTCATTAAAAGTTTGTGCGTAGCTTTTCTCCAACGGATACAGGTGTCATCCTGCTCGTATATTGGTCCCGCTAAATAGACTAATTTTGCTTCTATCATCCATTTACCTCCACGCACATACCAACCTTACAGACTTTTACTGATTCGAGGGTAATATGGTCAGGGAACTTCTTGTCCATTAGTTTTAACCACAAATGCCGAGCTATCATTTCCGCTGTGGGATTCTCAATAAACTCATTTAAATATGTATGGTCTAACTGCTTAACAATCGCCCCTGCCTTGATTCGGAACTCTTCATGCGGAATAACCCATCCATATCGCTCATCAGGTTCTCCGCTTATTGTCACATATACTTTATGCGAGTGTCCGTGTATCCTTGCATTTTCTTTACCCATACCCTCTATCCTATGGGCCGCTTCAAATGTAAACTTCTCTGTAACTTTAGTTCTCATCATCCACAGTCACCCATTTATCGATGAAATACTTTGGTAGTCCCGCCTCGGAGACATGGAGATCATTCTCGTCAGGCTCATGTCCCTTCCTGGAAATATGAACGATCTGTGTCAGGATTTCATGCCTGTTACCTAATCGCCTGATCGCCCACGCCTCATTGGCAAAACGAATGTCATCGAATATGATTAACCGCCTACCCAGGTGATCCTCGGCCTGTCGCATGGCGGCATCCACCCATATATTCGCATAGATTGATTCCCTGCCCCACTCAGTTCCGAGCGACTGGAGCATCCGCCTGACAGTTATTCCATCGGGAAAGCCTGGTATCGGTTCCTCCTTTTTCTCCAGCCAAGCGGGATGCGGTAGGATTACCTTGAGCATCTCCTTAATCGGGGTGGCGAATGACAGGATGGCGGCTCCATCGAATGATTTGGCGTAGGTGCTTTTACCCACTCCCTTGGGACCGCATAGGCCGATTATTTTAGGTGCTGGGTAGGTCATAGGATCGCTATAAAGAAGGATATAATCGTCCATGCGAAGGCGAGTATCGCCATCCCGAATAGGATGTAATGGAGTGGGTGGAGTTTCATGGGACTAGAACCTTTGGCATCTTTTCGGGAATGCGAAAAAGTTTGGACTTTTGATTCTTAATCCACTTATTCCATGTAGCGATACCGCCAAAGAACATGGTATGATGGGTGATCGCTTGTGCTCCTGGACTGCAAAGCCTTTTCAAATTTAAAAGGTGTTTGCGGAAAGCAAATACAGGATCATCCTCTTTTAATTCTAAACCTTTAAATAATCGGTCTACTATAAAAGTATCAACCTTTGCATGGTCGGCTTTCTTGAGTTTGTTTCTG